TTTATACTCTAGAGAAATCGATTGGAAGTTCCTATCATAGTATTGACCTTACGGCCTTTACTGATAGGTTTCCAATAATGATTAATCATAGAATATTTGTAATTTGGTTTGGACAAGAATTTGCAGACAGCTGGAAGAACTTAATGATTGGAGAACCATTTGATTACCAAGGTAAACAAATTTATTACCGAACTGGTAACCCTATGGGTCTTTACTCATCATGGGCTTCCACAACATTATCTCATCACTTCCTTTTATATCTAGCCGCAAAACGGTGTCGATAAAATTGGAAGAGATCGAGATATATGTTGCTTGGAGATGATATCGTTATTGCTAACGATAGACTCGCCGAGGCATATATGAAAATTCTAACTGAATGGGGGATAGAGTTTAATAAATCTAAAACCCATACATCTGAAAATGGTTTCGAGTTTGCAAAGCAAATTCGTCTCCATGATCAGAATGTATCCCCATTTCCTTTATCCGCCCTCTATGAGCGCCGAAGAGAAAAGATTTCAACTCTCGGCATAATTCTCAATGAGGTTCGCATGAAGAAGTGGAATTCAGATTTGAGTGCCGTCGTAAAGAGTTACTATATTAATGTGTTTCGTTGGCCTAGACCTAGGTTTAGAGCCTTTGAACCAATCATTAATATGGTAATAGCCTTACTCGATCATCTACAAGGTAATGATCCTGTAGGTAAAAAGATGGCAAAAGCCATCCGAATTTACGTACGGTCTATTACTGGTATAAAGGGTCAGTGGAAACTTTTATCCAAAAAGGATAGAAGACTTTTCACTCATTGGCTTGTCGTTAAGACAGTCCAAACTTTGTACCTAGATTCTCGGGAAAGGATAGTAAGCAATTCCACTCGTGGCTCACTCGGTGAGTTAGCTACAGAGATGGTTATGCAAATTACCTCTTTACGAGACGGTGGAGCGGATTGCTTCGATTTAATCGAAGCAGTTCCGTTCCTCCAGGTATATGGTAGGGCTGAAGAAACATTTTTACAGTCCTATGACAATCTTTATGATTACGGTATGGGAAGCTCAGTAGAGCAACTCAGACGTGATCTCGGGAAAGTCGATATACCTCTCTCAGATCAAGGATTTTATGTACGTCATCGTGACGTACTTATCGTCCAAGCAATGAGAGCCTCTAAGATCTTAACTAAGCTTTTATCTACGACAACCGAAGTCGTCGCTTATAATGGCCGGCTAAGGATTCCTCTTCCTTGGGGTAATTCCCTAAAGAAGTGAAGTCAGTAGGTCACCG